ATTCCAGTCGAGATCCAAAGCGAGTTTTCCGCAGAGATAAAGGAGATCGTCCGCATAGAGATCGTTCGACGGATCGTAGTTGGGTCCGGGGGCTCTTCCTGTCCTGATGAAGTCCTGGACGATAACGTCGAAGTTGCGATGAGCTTCTCTTGGAAGTCGGCTTCGAAGGACCTGAAAGAGACACAGCTTCTCTCCGAAGGTCTTCTGACTGGCCTGAATCAGGTCCTGTTCGATGGTTGCTTTGATCGGACCCAGTCGACCATCATAGAAGTGGGTATCGTTGGGACGACTCGACGCCATCCTTTTCCCTAGTCGGAACTTTTGTGTTCGTTTGAACGCAAAGGTTGGTTCTCTACCTGCGATAATGGGAAGCGAGGTGGCGAAGGAGGAGCTTCCGATAAACAAAGAAGCGCTCACGATTAGGGTGTGGACATCTATAGCTCTTCTCGGCGACTTCACGAAGATGACGGTTCAGGGAGGTCATCTTGATCTTCTCGAGTGGCTCTGACGAACTGTGTTCACCAGGCCCTGAAGAGGGGTCATCTCGAGGTTGTCGGCTGGCTCCTTCAGAGAGGCCCAGGGACGTCTCGAGGATCTCGTCTGATTCAACTCGAGAGGAGTCGAGATCAGCCAACGTGGAGTCGAGAAGAATCAGGTTCAGGTGATCGAAAGGGGTATCTTCCCGACGAAGAACTACGTCGAGAACATCTCGATCGGTCTTCTTGATCCTCATCTCCTCAAACTCTTCCTCGCGAAGGGACTCCGACCGAGTCAGAAGTCGATCGACGACTACTATCAGAAGTACACCGGACGCTACGCCAATCTTCGGACCTTTCAGTCAAAGATCGAACTTCTTCTCGAAACGAAGCTGCTACCAGGTGAGAAACTAATGAAGACTCTTTTGGGAAACGAGCAGTTCGAGATCCTCGACTATCTCGTCGCGAATGGATGTAAGCCAGCTAGAGGTGCCTGGTTCTCTCTTACCGGTCTCAAAATCACTCAGGAGGATGCGAACACTGCCATTCGACGATCTGACCTTGATGCTTTGTCAGAAGGGCCTCCTTCCATCAAAAGAAGCGATGAACACGGCGGTCGCACAAGACCAGGTCGCCATCCTGATCTGGCTCCGTGAGATTGGTGTTCGTGGACCTTGCTCTCCTGATCGGGTTGACGAGAACACTAGATTGGCTCCAGAGCATCGGAGTTCACCCGGTCTTTCGTCCTCTGGAGTCGGATGATTAAAAACTATTTCGTAGTAGAACTACGAAATTAAGAGAGGTGTTTCTTGATGTGTTCCTCCGTCGTGACCAGGATCGCTGTCTTTGCAGTCCAGGGCATCTCAGGACTCTGGATGAGATCGACCAAGGCGGAACCGAAGTGATCGCGAGTCCCAATCAGGTATCGATCGTACTTGTCTGTCTGAAGGAAGGTTCCGACGTAGACCTGCATACAGGAGTCGACTCCATTCGAGTGCGTCGTTGGAACAAGGACCTTCGGAACACCGTAGTCCCGCTCCGAGAGATGATGATGATGGCCGATGAAGATCAAGATCTCCAGGCCAGGAACGAGGAAGGATGAGGCAGTCTTGGCCAAGTTGGGAAGGCTCTCCCCATTGATCAGAAGACAAGTCCTGATCACCGACTTCTGTTCGGGAGGAGTCGGTCGAACGGAAACGGTCTGATCGATGTGGAGAACCTTCTTCGGAGAGGCCGATCCCGATGCGATCTTGGAACTCCGCAACTTGAGGAGGGCCTTGTCCGCAGCGGATTGTTCCGCCGCAGTCTTGGAGGTAGTCTCGTCGCCCCGGATCCGCTCACCCGAGGGCAACTCGACCTCAGAGACCCAGACGGGAGCATGAGCCGGACCGCCAATCTGCTTGGTGTGATAGACCGGAAGAGCGAGACCTTGCCGTTGAAAGATCTCCTGTAATCGATTTTTGATCGACATCGTTGAATCTATGAGATGACACGTCAAGCTGATTTGTCTTCACTTTTCTTGATCAGAGTTCCGGGAACGATCACCTTCGATGCGATGCGTCGACCCATCCGATAATAGAAGGTCCTCACTCCGCTTGAATCCTCTTTGATCTTGCCACTCCTCCAATAGAGCCAGTCCAGGAACTTGACCTTCGCCAGGATCTCTTCACTCTCCTCTGGTGTCTCTTGAATGGTTTCCATTTCCTCTCTCGGAACATCTTTTACGTCCTGATGACGTGAAAGCTTTTTAGTCGAGCGGAGCCTGACTCACAATCATCGTACTTGCTCAGGGAATCCATCAGCTCCTGATAGACGATCTCGATCAAGTCGGAGAGGTGAGTCCGGATGACCTCCTTTCCTTCGCGATCTGTTCGGCCTGAGATGCAACCTGATTCATGTAAGTGTCGTGAGGCGATCTGCACTGGGCCGCGAAGTAGGCGAGCCACTCCACAGGAGAGTCGGCCTTGAGGCTCTGCTTGTGAATGGCTTTGATCTTCTTCTCACCGCTCCAATTCGATTCGGTCTGTTCCAGCTTCCCTTCGAGGAAGAGAAGAGACCGGTCGACTCGAGCATTAGGATGACCTGAAAGTCTCCAGCGCAACCTCCCATGCACTCGAAGATGAGGTCGACGCCGTCCGATTAGATAGCCTGGGTTCCCCTCACTCATCCATTCGAAGATCTTCTGACAGAAGGGGAGCATCGGGATTGGGTCAGTCTCGACTTGTCTCCGAAGCAGTTGCTTCGACCGGGTCCTCTGACTTCCTGAAATCATCGATCGTCTTGACCGAAGACGGTCAATTCTTGATTAGAGGATCGTGCAGCCTCCTCTCCTCTTCTTTCTTCGAGGTACCTGAACTTCGATTACGGCTGGGACTGGTCGAACCATCTCCTCGGTAATGTAGACTGCCTGTTGAGGTGGAGGAGGATAGTAGTAGGTCTGTTCGACCATGTATTGCTGAGGGGGTGGGTAGCCGATTGGAGAAGCATAGGTGTAGGGAGGGTAGGACATTTCTAGCTCTCCCGACTCCTTTATGACTAGAGGAGGCCCTGTCCAAGTGATCTCCCTTCTTCTTTCACCGATCGTTTCGATCAAGAGGCCAGGATACTTCGAGAGATGCATCCAAGCACCAAAGCTCTTCCATCCAGGAGCCTCTCTGAGCGAGATCGATGACCTTCGCCGAATATTTCTCAAAGCTCTCCTTAAATCTGAACTCGACCCCAGATCGGAAAGTGGTCGCTGCCGACCAACTGGAGGTTCTGAGTGACTCGAATGTCGCTCTCGTCCGGATACTTGACCCATAGACCATTATCGATTACGTCACCAGAAAGTGGAGTCGTTCCCTTGACGAGGAGATGATCGATGGTCGAGTTCGTCTAATTCCTGCGATCGAGTGCAGGCTGAAGCGACTGCTCATCAGTATATCCGGCGAGTCTCTGGAGAAGCTTGACAGCTTCAATGTCACTGAATTTAACCACGTAGAGGTAATCCCTGTTCAATAGGATCCTAGGTAATCGTGAGGACTCAGGAACTCCTTTCAGTCTCTCGATCCGACAGAATGAGACGAGGAACGGTCTAGATTCTGAGGTTCTTTCCCGGGAAGACTGTTGATTTCGTAGTCTCTACTACGAAATAGCATTCAGGTCTTGACTTATGAGTAATATTCATCGAATCGATAGAAGAGGTCGTCCCAGGTGACTACGGGACCATGTTTGGCATTCTTGAGGTGTCTTAGAAGATCTTTCTTCCACAAATAACCGCAGGGACAACCATAATAGGGACACGGGAATCGTTTCCCCTCTTTACTTGATTTTGGAGCTGCAATCTTGTTGGCGACTTCAGGTCTCTCTGGATGCTTGGCCTTGACGTGGACCTTGAGGTCACCTTTTCTCTTGTAACTACAAGAGCATCCGGAAATGGGACACTTGAACCTCATCGATGCTTCTCTTTTAGCTTACGAATTTAGTGATCAAATTCAGGCTCGGAAGTAAGGAGTTGAACCTACTCTTCAAGGAACCGTCAGGCCAATTAAATTTTCTACGACAGCACACCCTACTGATGGCGACCAAGATCTGGTAGTCTTGATAGAAGCTTCTGTGAAAAGATCCATCCGAGTAAAAAACCGATCTTCATTACATCTCAGTTCACAACTACTGATCATCACGCTAGGCAGGATCTATCGTCAAGCCGTTCGAAGCTTCGCTGCGACTTCGAGTCCTCACTTAAGGCAACCCAGACTTGACAGATAAATGGGTTGATAATTTTAACGATTCCGGCAATCGCACACTAGAGAAAGAATTTCTTCATCCGATTGGATGAAGAAGAAGGAGGATCCTAATGATAGATCGAGACCGACTCGCTCGCGTTCGAGGAGACATTGTCATCGTTCGACTGGATCTCCTCGAGGGCAGCATAATGGAGAGTGATAAGACGAGCTCCCAGGTTGGTCGGGCTAAGTGTGTTGACGACGAAGTTCGAGAAGCTCTGATTGGTCCAGTCGACTGTGAAGTTTGTTCCGAAGAAGCCACCCCAGAAGATCGAGTTCTTCGTCTCACCCATCAGGGGATAGAAGGCATCCATGCCGGCACCGACGGCAACACCAAGTCCCCACTTCGCGTTCTTGATCGGAGGGAAGGTCGCACCAGGAATCAGGTCAAGAATACGATTGTGGCTCAGCAACGAGATCATCGCGGGCGAGATGAGAAACTTGCTCTCACTGCCCTTGCTCTTATACTGACCCTTGTTCAGGAGCATCTTGTAGAACTTCTCCCGGTCGGCCAGTGTCGAGTAGATACCACCATCGATCAGAGGAAGGTTGCGAGGATGAGACGATCCATAGAAGTAGTCACCGAGACCTGGAATGATTGTGTTCACATCGAGGAAGACTCCAGGTGCGACGGTCAAGGTCAGAGTCTGAATCCGTGAGAGCTTGTCGTTCCTCTTGGGGTCGTCGTCCTGGATGAAGAAGCCGGTGTCCTTCATTCCGAGTGGCTCCGTGATCTCTTGACGGAAGTAGGTCTCGAGATCACGACCGTCAATGTACTCGATCAGAGCTCCCAGGATCGAAAGACTCGGCCCATAGCACCAGTCCTCTCCAGGTTGGAAGAGAAGAGGAACCGTCGCCAGGGTTGCCGCCCAGTCCTTGATGCTCGGATAGGTTCCCGGAATGAAGACGAGAGGGAAGGCCGCTGGAAGAAGGAGGCTCTGAAGTATCCCCGCCTGAATGAGTGACTTCTTTACACGAAGGGGATCATCTCGTCCATCGGCGTATCCGGACGCGACTCCCAAGGCGATCTGATTGTAAAGATAGCCGAGGGTGTGAGTCAGGACATGCCAGATCGTGATTGGTCTCTTGAGAGCAATCTCCTTGTAGTAGTGGATCACACCCTGGTAGGAGGTCTGCTTGACACCGGCAGACAGGCGAACCACCAAGACGGAGCCACCCTCACCTGAAGGAGAGGTTCCCGAAGCTGGGAGAGGGAGTGTCACCGTGTAGTGGTCATCATCAACCACGGTGACTGTGTAGACTTGATTGATGACGGCAGCAGAGACCCCCTGGACATCACCCGAGTTCTGGAAGCCGACAACGTCACCAGTGACGAGACCGTGAGCGATCTGAGTCACTGAAAGGACAGCTGAACTCTCCGTTGCCAGGAAGGGGTTCGTCAAAGTTGACTGAACAAGAGGAAAGTAAGGATCGATCACCTTCGTGTTGGCAAAGGCTGGAATCCAGGTCGAAAGATTCTCCTTACCATCGATCTCACCCCTCTCGATCAACTTGAGGAAGGCAACCGTTCCCATGATCTTGCTGTCGGAGGCGCAGCGAATGATGGTGTCTTCGGTGAAGGGCTGAGTCTTGGCGATATCACGATGACCAGCCACGTAGGTATACTTGGTATTTCGCCCTGCTCCTGAGATTCCACCTCCAAGGAGACTGCCAGCGTTGATATAGTTCTCGAGTTTATTCTTGATAGCTTGACGTCTTCTAGAATCCATAGAATCCGTCTTTTAGAGGGGATGAGAAAAAAAAATTAATCTCTCATCCTAAAAGGCGGAATGCCGGTTCTGATCAAGTCGGCGATACCTACCTGGGAAGATCTTATTCTCGATGTTGGCGCTGGCGCCACGGTCGAACAGCTGAAGAACCTCATTGCCGAGGCAAAGGGGATTCCGGCTCAAGTGATCCGACTCTATTTAGAAGGACTATTGCTTGAGGATGCTGATCCCGCCTCCGAACTCGAAGTCGTCTATCTGGGATATGAGCTTCCGCTTCCTCTCTAGATGACTCGAGGACTTTTCATTCCAACTGGAATGGAAAGCGTTAAGGAGGTCGCCTCCTTCTTGAAAGATGCTCCTAGAGCTCGTCCCCTGGACTCAGAACGCCTTCAAGACGACCTCAAGCAGCAGCTCTTCGAATCGGCGGTCCGGGCAAGAGGTTGAGCGGATCCAGGCCCTTCTTGCTGAGTCCAACGACCTGATCGGTCTCGAGATTGTGACTCCAGAATCTCGACAACCCATGGATCTATGAGATCAACCTCAAGCGCGAGTTGGACGGGCTCAGGTCAGCGATGGAGCCATCGCCAGGAGAACGACTCCCAGGACGATCAGAGCCAGAGCGAGAATCTTCATCGGGATGAACTGCTCGCTAAAAAAGAAGGCACTTCCAATCGCAACCAGAACGACGATCGAGCCGGTCATGATTCCGTAAGTGGCCCCGATGTCACCGGACGAGAAGACTTTGTAGTAGGCATAGAAGGAGATCACACCAAGGAACAAAATTGGTATGAACCAAGCCCAGTTATGATCGATCGTGAACTGTCGGAAGAGGAGCAGATAGGCGACTGATGTCACCACGACAATCACGATCCAGAACCAGGGAATCATCCTTTCTAGGAGTTTTATTCTTCCGATCTACGGATCGGGAGAAGTTTAGACGGGCGGTTGGATCTGTCGAGTCGTCGGATCGTACCTGGCTCGGACAAAAGAACTACTTCCATCCCGATTCAATAAGGTGACCATCCGATTCTCTCCAGACGGAGATCCGGTCCAAGGTTGAAGGAAGGGATCGAGGTGATAGTTGACGATCTGACCTGAGCTGATAACGCGCTGAGCCTCCTCGAAGGAGACGACCGGAAGCTCGAGACCATTGCTCATCAGAGTTGATGGAATCTCGACAGGAAGACCATAGAGCTGCCGTAGGAGCAGGCCGAGGGTCTCGTGATCGATCGAGGGGAGAGGTTCGACTCGCCTCGGAGAAGGAGACCCTCGGCCTGGTCGCTCTGGGAGGCGAACCGGCTCTGGGAAGACCGCCCAGAGGGAGATAAGGACCCAGTTGAGATCGACCACCCACAGGGGGCAATCGGAAGGGACGAAGACACCGCCAGGCATGACCGTTCCTCCTGCAACGGCAAGTCCAGTAAAGGGCTGAGGAGCCGGTGCTGGAGCAAGTCCCAGAAGGTCCTCGAGTGATCCGATCCCTGGTCGAGTCGAAGTCGTTCGCCGTGGTCCCTCCCCAATCTGGACACCGTCTCTCCAGTTTGCCTCGAGATTCCTCGGGACCTGAAGATAACTCATTCCTCGATCGACTCCGTCTTCGAGAACCCCCAAGAACCTGGGATCAAAGATTGGAAGCGGAAAGAAGGAGCTGAGATTTGGAATTGTCAGCTTGTTCTACAACGACCATTCGACTGCCTTCGACATCCGTTTCACTCCGATAGACAAGATAGACAATCTCCGCAGGTTGACCGGCCGGTTTCGTCACCAGAAGAAATCCATCTTCGGCTTCGGAAGCGTCCCGATTGAAGCAAGGGCGTCAAGTCGACCTCGACCGTTTCGGGGTCAAGACCTTCATCGGAAATAAATGTGGCGAAATGCCGCAGATCGACTGCATCATACTCGTATCGATTATCAATTAAATAAAGAAGGCCCCCAAGTGATTCGCAGCCGGATCGTGTGGTTCTGTGACATTGCCTTTCAGTCCTAAAGAATTTCTTCTGACTCGGATTTGATCAGTCCTGACTTGTCCACTCGACTCGATTTCGCAGTTGATGGAGCCAGATTCAGTTCATCTATCTTTCTCAAGCCCGGTCCCTTCAGTAGAAAGATCGGCTCCTTCTTCAATCGATTCCTCTCATCTTCAGCTACTCTTGAGTCCCGCTTTCCTTTCTTCTTCTTGTCATCTTCGATTCGACTAGTTCAGGCGACCCCCTCAGAACCAAACTAGTCAGACCAAGTCAGCCTCGACTGGCTCTGAACTTGTCCAGACTTAAGAGGATCGACTCGGTCTGAAAAGTTTGAAATGAGCTTGTCAAGTGTGTCGTCACCGTCTGTGGCGCCTGCTCCGACCTATTCGGTCGGTTCATATTCACCTGCTCTCCTCTACTCTCCTAAGATCGGTCCGGTCGATCTGAACCGGCATCTCGAACAGATCGAGAGGAAGCGTCAGTACAATCGTGACTACTATCAAAAGAACGTCAAACCTAAGAAGGAGCGGGAGAAACAAGAGCTCGATCTTCTTCGAGCACGAGTCGCTCAGCTTGAACTGCAGCTCGACACCTCAGATGAGGTCTCTCGGTATAAGAGGGAGATTGTCGCTCTGAGCGAAAGGAACAATGATCTGACCATGAAACTACACCGACTTGAACAGGAACTTCTCGCAACAAAGCAGGCTCTCGAGGTGACTCGGCAACGAAACTTTGAGTTGCTGTCGATCAAGGCCGACCAGATTCTTCCGAGTCTCGAAGGACTCAGCCTCCCCTCCTAGTTGCGCTGAGATCGTCTTAAATTCCAGTTCCCTCTCCAAAATATGTGGAATCTAATCCGAACGCGACATGGAAGGGAGATCTTCCCAACCCGGTCGAACAATAAGTTGAAAATTGGTACCTTCTCATGTGATCTGTCCGACCCGACCAGCCCCATCGTCAAGGTCGATGAATATAATGGGGGCTACACAAATGAAACTCTTGATTGTCGAATCGTCTCGATCGGTTCGACGAGAGAGTCGGCCTTCGTCGACTGTAGGTTCCCGGAGCTGATCAACCTCGAGATCGATCGGGCCTCCCGGTCGACCTTCATCCGATGTAGTTTTCCGAAGCTCCGATCGATTCGGATCCGAGAGGGCGATGAGGTCTTCTTCTCCTGCTCCTTCGCTCGGCTGAGTCAGGATGAGGTTGAGCGGAAACTCTTCTCGAACTGTCGATTGGAGGGTGTCCATCCCGACTGCACCTACCTCTATGAAGGTACGAGCGAGCTGGATTGGTAACATTTTGGTCCTGTGAACCAAAATGTATTAACCGAGACGAACAACTGTGTCGTAGACTCCGGTCGTTGTATCGTGGTTGACTGCAATGACGACCTTATCACTCAGGTAATGACGAATCACCTTCATTGTAGTCTCCTTGATCGCCGCGTTCAGAGTCGAGAGGGACTCGTCTAGAAGGAGGAAGGGCGCATTGGTGAAACTCGAGAAGACGATTGCAAGGGCGAGGGAGATCCGGCTCCTCTCACCTCCTGAGACTTCACTGATGTTCGACGATTCGACTCCGTCGATCACGATCTCATAGTTGATCTGTGGCTTGATTCGATCGTCCGTCTTGAGTTGACGCATCGACCTCAGGGTGAAACTGGCGGGCTGAACGAAGAGCTGCTCAATGACCGTTGCCAGACTCTGGTTGATGCGTGAGAGGAAGGCGTCCAAGAGAATGTACTCGGCCATGATCAGACTTGCCTTGATTCTCTGAAGAGCGGCCAGCCTCTGATGGAGCTTCTGATAGTTCTCTTGAGCTCGCGTATGTTGACGAGCAAGATCGGCCAGCTGAGCGAACTGAATCTGGAAGCCGATTTCTGCTTCGAGGGTCTGTGACTCGTTCACGACCGTTTCGAGCTCCTTCTTGAGAGATTCGAGAACGGACTCGTCTGGTTCGAAGTCGGAAGATGACTCAGAGGAGCTGAGCTTCGTTTTCGCGAAGTCGCTAGGAGAGCTTCGACCCGACCGGAGACCCGACTGCTGATCGATGATCAACTTGAGCTGTGCCTCGATCTGACTGAGCTGAGCTTGGACTGATACTCTCTTGACCTCTTGCTGTCGAAGAAGCTGAATCCTGCTCTGAACCTCCTTTCGCCGAGACTCGAGAGGACCGATCTCGGCTGGGGCACCTCCCGCCGGTACAGCATCGATCTCTCGAGAGACCTGTTCGATGTCACGAAGAAGTCGAGCACGATCCTGTGCCGACTGAATCTTTCTTCGCTCCTCTGCCGTGTTCAGATCGGTCGGAACTGCGATTCGCAGTTTCTTCGTCCTCTGAAGATCGGCCATCAAGTGTTCAAGTTGATGCTGAGCCAGGTGACTCAACTTCGGCTTCGTCTGGGGTGAGAAGCCAGTCAGATCATTGTTCGAGTCGAAAGTGGTCAGATCTGTCTTCAATTGACTGAGCTGACGATCAAGATGACTTCTCTGTTGAAAGAGGGCTTCCTGGCGTTGGAGTTCTCCCTTCTTCTGAGTGAGTTGCTCGATCGATTCTCCGTGAACATGGTCGGATAGTGTCAGCTCAGTGAGCTGATTTCCATTCAAGTAGAGGTGACTCGAACACTTGGGACAGACAAGCTTCTTCTCTTGAAGTGAAAGGGACCAGATCTTCTTCCCGATTGCTTCGATCTCGTCTGCGAAGGAGTTCTTTGGATAGCTGTTCAACTGTTCCTCGAGGACGGCGATCTGTGAAAGAAGAGCCTGCCGCCGATTATAGAGGGCAAGCTTTCCGAGATATTCGATCGTCTGAACAACTTCATTGATCTGATCGTCGAGCTGACTCGGAGTCGGTCCAGCCAAGAGTCGATCGAACGAGTCGAGGTCCGAGAGAGTGTACTTCGAATTCTCATTCGGAATCGAATCGAGACGTCGTTGGATCTCGGCCTTGGCTGCGAGAAGTTGACTTCTACGCTCTGACTTCTGTGCGAGGACGATCTGCTCGGTGATCTCGGTCTGCTCTCGTTCGAGACGTGCAATCTCCTCTTTCGTATCAGGTAGGGCTAAGAGCTCGGTCTGGAGGTTCAGCTTCATTGCTTCGAGCTGACGGCGCTGCTTGATCCCCTCTCGAACTCGAACGAGCTTCATCTGTTCTTGAGCGATCTCGATCTCGAGTTGCTTTCTTCGTCGCAGATTCTCAGACCGCACCTTCGTTAGGAGACGATTCAGGTCCTGAGGGAGTGAGTCGAGAGAGTAGGTCTCCTTATAGGTAGCGAACTGTGAGCTGAGGACTTCTGGAGTCCAAGCGGCCTTGCCCTGGAGGCCAGGAGCCCATTGATTGTAGTGACGCATGTAGATTTCAGCACAGATCTTGACCTGCATATCAGCCTCCCGAACCTGAGTCAGCATCGCATTGATCTTCTCGACGGTTCGGCCAAGATAGGTCTCGAACTGCTCGGCTCCTGAGACGACGCGACCGCTCTTTGGATCGACTCGATCAGGTAGAGAGAGCTGTTGAAGCAGAGCAAGTTTCTCGGCCGGAGACATTGTGAAGAAGTCACAAATACTGTCCTGACGAATGTATCCGCCAACCTTCCAGATCGCATATTGTCCGAAGAGTCGATCGAGATAACCCTGAGCTGCCGCTGGTGCCTTTCCATCTTCAAGTAGGATTCCTTCACCGACCACCCGAAGAAGATTGGGCCGACGCTGACGAAGAATGACTAGTCCAGGAGGAATTCCGCGCCATCCTGACTTCGGGAAGGTCAACTCGACCCAAGTCGGTTCGTGCTTCTTATTGCTTCGGTCCTTTCGGTTGTAACAGGAGTTCCCAGCATTATCATAGAGGACGAAGGAGATCGCCTCAAGAAGAGCAGTCTTACCAACTCCAGTCGGTCCATCTAAGAGGACGAGACCAGATGCGGGAATTCTCGTCTCGAAGTAGGGAATCCGTCGAAAGTTTGCGAGTCGAAGGAAGAAGCTGTTCTGTTCAGGTCGTCCTGACTGAGTGATCGGACCAGTTGTCTGGACCGAAACGCCGAGGGGCTGTGTAGGCGCCGAAACCGTCGACATAAACTACTCTTTCTCTGCTGAACTCGATCTGAAGAGGAGGATCAGTTTCTTCGGATCGAGTTCCTTGAGGAGAGGTCCAGAAACGCCTGTGAGGATCTCGACTTCGTGGGAGAGAGGAGCCGATTCGTTGAGAGAAAGAACTGGAATTCAGAAGAAAAGTATTTCTTTCTTCAGAAAATGTCCGTTCGCCCGGTCTCGAGTGAAGAGTTCTATGAGGTCGTCATGAAGACATCGCCTCATCACTACATCTTTGTTGATTTCTGTGCCGACTGGTGTCAACCCTGCAAAAAGATCGCTCCTAAGATTGAGCATCTTGCTCGTGAGTACAAACACGTCACCTTCCTTCAGGTCGACGCAGATGAGTCCGAGGATCTTCTGGGAAGATATGGAGTCGAGTCGATTCCCAGCTTCCTTCTCTTCAAGAAAGGGCACCTGCGCCCCGTGACTGGAATTCGCGGACCTCATCTCGAGAAGATCAAGGAGGCTCTTCACAAGACGAGGCAGTAGTTGGTCAATCGATCAGGGCATCATAGTGACCAGCCGAGGACGGACCCGAAAAGAGTAAAGAGATCGGTCGACCGAATTCTGGAAAGTACTCCGCAATCTGAGTCATCCTTCCATCCTTGACTTGATGAACTCGGATCGTCCTTCGATAGAGGATAGAGATGATCGCGAGTTCGATCCCCGTCCCCATGACTCCAGATCGAGAAATGTGCCGAGCGTATGTCTCTGGATTGTAGCCGGCCTCCTCAATCCACTTCGAGAGGGGAATTTCAGAGATCAGAAGGGAGGGGTAGTCTCGGATGACTCGAGCCACTCGAGTTCGAAGACAACACGGCTTGATCTTCAGGTGGTATCCACAACTGGCAAAGAGACAGTTGCCATCACCCCGGATTCGATGGATTCTCATTTCCAGTCTCGAAATAATTCCAGTTGAGAAGTTCCCTCTCGATTCAGCTGTCGTCCGGATGACTCCAGGTCATCAGAAAAGAGTTTCCCATTCCAGAAATCAGGATAATCTGAGGCCAAGTCGATAAGGGAATGTCTGAAAAGTCCTGACTGGTCTTGGGAAGTTTCGAAGAAAGCTCGAAAAAAATTAGGCATTATACAAAGAGCCCATCATGAGCTACCACGTGAAGAAGTCCAAGAAGGATCCTTGTCATGCCGAGTGTGATTTCGACGTCAACGTCGACCTCGACGTCCGTCCCCGCGTTGACTGCAAGCCTCTCTACCGTCGTGGCACTGAGTTCGACATTGAGCTCGACTTCGATATCAAGCCTCACTGCCGCATCTATCCCAAGAAGAAGCGCGACGGTTGCGAGGACAAGTGCAAGTGCGAGTTCACCGTCAAGGTCGACTTCGACTGCCACCCTCGTCTCAAGTGCCACCCGTGCAACCGCGCTAGCGCCGATTACAATGTGAAGGTCGATATGGACTTCGAGACCAACTGCAAGCCCATTAAGAAGGACTCCTGCTCGTCCAGCTCCTCGAGCTCTTCCAGCTCCTTCTGCTCCTCGAGCTCCTCGTCCTCTTCTTCGTCCTGCGACGTCTGCCCGAAGGAGGCCAAGAAGAAGTACCACAAGAAGAACTCGTACAGCTACGAGCACTACGACTGGGATGATAAGAAGGACTACTGGAACTAAGCGGTTCCCAACGTCTTCGAAGGCTCTGCAACCCGACGACTGACCGGTCAATTAACATTCCGGTGTTTCACCGAAATGCTGAAATCAAGAGATAGATCACAATCTCTAGTCGTCCCATTCGAGGATCTTGCAGCCTTTACAACAATAGCTGATCGCGAGACAGGAGATTACGAGAGTTCCGACGATCACGCCGGTAAAGGGACCAGGCTCGAGGCAGATCGGGGCAGAGAGGACCGATCCGACAAGTAGCAAGATGAGAAGAGGACGTAACATCAAGCGAGAACTGTAGCAACGACGAGAGCGTAGGCCAAGATCACTGGAACTAGGATCAAGAGGAGCATCATTGGTTCGATCTCCACTTCAGCAAGGGTAGACCAATTAATGCTGTTCGAGTTATCTTCCCGCCAGGACCGTAGAATGCAGACTATGGCGACGACTGCGATGATCAGGAAAAGAGACCGACCGTCACACCGACGACCGTTCCGATGACTGCACCGGTCGAGACTATGCTTCCCTTTCCTCGGTAAGAGAAGCATCATGGATCACTTTCGACAGGGTTGGTGGAGGCAGGATCGTCCTGGATTCGTCTGATAGATTCGAGTCTTTTCAAGGAGATCATCCGAGAGACACCGGACTCCAGCATGCTGAAGGCGATAGTTTGGAATGAAGAGGTTCTGAGGAAGAGGTCCTCGCTCCCTGATCATTGCAGCTCGTCGATCAAAGTATTCACGAGCACACTTCTCGCCCGACTCGATCAGCTTCAAGACCTTCTCCTTTTCAAGACCGAAGTCCGTTGCTGTGATTCCGGTCGTCTCGATCGGAGCAACTCGATCCCAAAAGTAAGGTTGATGACTCTGCATGACTTGGATTCTCTTGTGCATTGCCTGGATGAAGGTCAAGCCATACTTGAGGAGACTCGGAATCTCAGTGTAGTCGGGTACCCATTTGCCATTGTGGACGAGAGTGAATCCAACTGCCTTCCGGTTGAAAGCAAGAATCTCCCCTGAATCCGAGATCACATCACAAGCATTAATCGGGAGGTTGTCGAGAGTTCCGCCATCGACGAGAATTCGGGGGCCCTGAGTAACATGAGGATCCTTCATCCTGATTGGTGGGAAGATGAACGGAATCAGGATCGAGGCGTCGACGGCATCGGCAATCTCCATGTAAGGATAACTCGATCGACACAGATAGAGAGTCTCGAAGGTGTTGAGGGAGGTCGTCGTGATGACAAGATGCCGTCCAGTCTTGTTGTAGAGGTCGGCGAAATTAGTATGAGGATCCCATCCCAGTTCGGTCATTCTCTCTCGGAACCATTTCCGGAACTTCTCGCCTCGAATGACTCCCCACTTCGAGAGGAGATCTGAAAAGCCATAGCGGTAGTCCTGCAACCTCGTCCACCAAGACTTGGAATCAGTCGATCTTCCACCATAGTCGAGGAAGATCCGAGTATCCGTCGAGACGACCAGATCGGTCAAGTACTCAGGAGAAGCACCCATTGCAGCAAATGCAGCTGCGATCGCGCCAGCCGACGACCCGATCCAGTACTTGATCTCGTTCTTGGAAAGATAAAGTCCTCTTCTCTTCAGCTCTCGGAGGACCCCGAGCAGGGCGATGCCAGCAACTCCGCCACCACAGAAGACGATGAACTCGATGTCGTTATCTTCGGGATGTCCGGGAATCGACCCTGAATCGTATAGAGAATCGATGCGCGATGAGATCGACTCGATATCATCACAGATTGTCGGTTCCATCTTTTCTTTCTCGAGCGGATCTTAAGAGGCACTGAGAAGATCGATCGCATTACGGAGAGCCTCCAAAACGAAGCGATCCTCGATCCCAGGGATGGTGAGAGTCTGAGTCAGACTGATCTGTCTGAGAGCCTCGCCCAGAGTCTTCGGGAGTTGAACTGGAAGATCGTCCACGATCAGGAAGAGAGGATAACGGCGCTGTCTCGATGAAAGATCGAGATAGAGCCGGCTGAGAGACTCGAGATCTAGGCGAACTGGGATCCGGTCGATCGTCAAGGTCTCGGGATAGAGGGACCGGAGAGTCTTCTTTCTCAGTTCATCCGCGAGCTCATTCTGACCCATTCTTCTGAGTGCCCGGATCAACCAGACTCGTTCGATGTTCGTCGGAACTCGTTGACTATCGAGACCTTCTCGTCGGGTCACATCTGGAAGGATCGGCCATTCATCCTCAAGAAGACGAGCCAACGGGAAGGTTCGGGCGAATCCCGGTCCAGGAAGAAGAACTCGACTTGCATAAGCGACATACGGTTCTGCTGGAACTGGATCGAGACTCTTCGAGGCGACGAGAGCCGAGATAGGTTGACCAACCAGTTGAGAGAGATAAGCATCATCCGCTCCTCCAACTATAAAGAAGATAGGCATTTCGATGCGATCACGTAGAACTCCCTCTTGTCCATCCGAAAGAACGACTTCGATCGACATTTTAATAAGAGAGAATTTTGTCATTCTGCTCCTTCAGGAGCGAAATGAGCCTCTGGTCGAGATCACTGGGCTGGAAGGTTGAAATATTCGATCACGGCCGTCCGAATTCGGCTTGCGAGGACATCCTTGTTGCCGGTCGATGGAAGATTCAGATTTCGAGCGATCTGTTTCAGATCGTTGATTCCAAAGACTCGACTCTTGCTTCCAGTTCGCTGGGGCGTGATCATCGAGAGAACCTCTCGAGCCTCTCGCATGTTTCTCGGAATTGCTTGAATTCTACCTGGAAGCGGAGCTACACCTCCTGAGGTGATAGGAGGAGGTTGTCCTGGCGTCGCCATCGTTGCGAGACTCAGCTCGATACCGATTGCTTCGTTTCGAACGAGCATTGGCTGTTGAGTAGTAAGTCCAGTTCGGGGGAGAGTCTCCGGAACACTCACCATTCCGAGACGACCTCTTGGCTCCTCGGTCTTGTAGAGGAGTGTGGTGATCGGCGGAACCTGAAGACGAGTCAAGGGGCTACCGACGTTCGCAACAGTCCCTCCTTGAAGAGAAGCATATGGGTCGAGGAACGGGTTCTGGAAGAGACCCGACTCCGCTGCTACTGGGCTGGTCATCTTTGATGAACTGACAAAAAAGATGCGGCCGATTTTTCAAGTCCGTTTTCTGATCCTGGAGATGTCGAATAGAGCAGTCGTCGATCAAAAAGTGCGTCACTCCTCTTCTTTCGACAGTTCATCCAGCCCGAACGAAGGAGGAACCGGAGTGGATGAGGATCTTTCTGACGAGAGGACGTTCGATTTTGACTTGTTTTCATCTCGATTTCGGCCCTTATCAGCCCCGCGACTGAGAGTTCAAGGATGCTTTCTGGGTCTCTCCTCAGGAAAACTGAACCGAGATCTCCAGGACGGGCCGGGAGTCAGCTCATGGCTCGTGAGATCGAAGTTTCGGATCCCTGGTTCACTCACCTGGTCGAGGGACGAAAGAACCTCCCCCGCTGGTCTAAGCTCGCTCCTGAAGACCGCGAGATCCTCTTCATGATCAAGAGAGTGAGCCGTTATCCCTCCCTCAATCAGTACCTGCTTCAAGAGGGTCTCCGAGCAACTCTTCCAGGAGTGACGACTCTCGAGGAGGCAAGGAAGATCTATTATCAGTGGAGCACTCCTGAGCAGATCGAGGTTGCTCCTCTTCTCAATTAAGAAAGCTTTTCCGTGCTATACAGCACGGAAAACATCACTTCGACTCCCGAACGATGAGGTAGGTTCCAGTCAGGGTCTGTTGTTTGAGACGATGCAGCTGGGGATGACAGAACTCGCAGAGGGTCATCTGATTGAAAGTCGAGTCCTTGTGGTAGTGGCCGATGAATCCATGTTCTTGGATGTGGCGAGTCCGGGTAGCACTCGAAGAATTTCCCAACTTGCATTAGGACGACGACGGACTCCCCGTACTTCCGCCCGAAGTACTGCTGAATCTGAAGATACCAACGAGTCAGTCCCATTCCGGGATTGGAGGAAGCGTTCCCTCACAGCAGATCACCTGGAAGAAGACCGGTGAGTCATTGAACGTCTTGACGGTTGCTGTCGTCGTTGGATCATTAATGCTGATATCAGAGATCACGATAGCTGCTCCCGAGGTTGTGCTTCCAAGTAAAATCGGAACTTTCCCTGGAGGACAACTTGGGAAGGTGATCACGACCTCATCAGCCGATCCTCCCTCGGCGACAGACACGTCAGGAGATGAAGCAGCGAAGAGCTCTACTCCTTCAGAAGTTACTTGATAGATACCACATGCATGAACACCTGATCCACCCTGAATTCCCTGAGGTCCTTGGGCTCCCTGAATTCCTTGGGGTCCTTGGGCTCCCTGAATTCCCTGGGGTCCTTGGGCTCCCTGAATTCCTTGGGCTCCCTGAATTCCTTGAGGGCCCTGGAGACCTTGAGGACCCTGAATTCCTTGAGGGCCCTGGAGACCTTGAGGACCCTGAATTCCTTGGGCTCCCTGAATTCCTTGAGGGCCCTGAGCTCCTTGGGGTCCTTGGGCTCCCTGAATTCCTTGGGCTCCCTGAATTCCTTGAGGGCCCTGGAGACCTTGAGGACCCTGAATTCCTTGAGGGCCCTGGAGACCTTGAGGACCCTGAATTCCTTGAGGACCTTGAAGACCTTGAGGACCCTGAATTCCTTGGGGTCCTTGGGCTCCCTGAATTCCTTGGGGTCCTTGGGCCCCCTGAATTCCTTGAGGACCCTGAATTCCTTGGGCTCCCTGAATTCCTTGAGGGCCCTGAGCTCCTTGGGGTCCTTGGGCTCCCTGAATTCCTTGAGGGCCCTGAGCTCCTTGGGGTCCTTGGGCTCCCTGAATTCCTTGAGGACCCTGAATTCCTTGGGGGCCCTGAGCTCCCTGAATTCCTTGGGGTCCTTGGGCTCCCTGAATTCCTTGGGCTCCCTGAATTCCTTGGGGTCCTTGGGCTCCCTGAATTCCTTGGGCTCCCTGAATTCCTTGGGGTCCTTGGGCTCCCTGAATTCCTTGGGGTCCTTGGGCTCCCTGAATTCCTTGGACTCCCTGAATTCCTTGAGGGCCCTGGAGACCTTGAGGACCCTGAATTCCTTGGGGTCCTTGGGCTCCCTGAATTCCTTGGACTCCCTGAATTCCTTGAGGGCCCTGGAGACCTTGAGGACCCTGAATTCCTTGGGGTCCTTGAAGACCTTGAGGACCCTGAATTCCTTGAGGACCTTGAAGACCTTGAGGACCCTGAATTCCTTGGGGTCCTTGGGCTCCCTGAATTCCTTGGGGTCCTTGGGCTCCCTGAATTCCTTGGGGTCCTTGGGCTCCCTGAATTCCTTGAGGACCCTGAATTCCTTGGGGGCTCTGCGGCCCCTGAGGACAATGTGGACAGATCTGACAACACCGGCGCTTATTGCACTTACGCTTCTGACAGCAGTTCCCTTGATTCTGAATGAGCCTCCACATCTTTTAATCTGCCAGAGCATTCCTTAAGTTTCTCGTTCCAATGGAGCGAGAAATTTTTAGCAGATGCTTGCTGCAATGGTGTAGCTACCCGTTGGAGTTACACTGAGAGCAACTAGGTCGTTGTTCATTAGATTGGCCACCCCGAGAGGAGCAGTCAAACAAATCGACTGGATCGTTGGTGAGCCGACTTGGAAGAAGGCAGCCGCGAGTCCGACTGGAGTCGGATCCTGATAGATCCCTCCAACACAGCGAGAGACCCAGAGACTGAAGGATCCACCCGTGACCTGGTTCGCCGGGATATTCTTCACTGCAACGTTGAATTGAGTGACCGTGATCGATCCACAGACCGGATAGGCAACCGTGAAGAAGTCAGAGTCGGATGCTCCCAACCCAATAAATCGCGCTTCTGAATTCAGCTCGCTCTCCGTGAAGAAGAGGGCCTGCGTAGTCGAACCCTGAGGCCCCTGTGGTCCTTGGATTCCTTGAGGTCCTTGGATTCCTTGAGGTCCCTGAGGTCCCTGAGGTCCTTGGATTCCTTGGATTCCTTGAGGTCCTTGGATTCCTTGAGGTCCCTGAGGTCCCTGAGGTCCTTGGATTCCTTGAGGTCCTTGAGGTCCCTGAGGTCCTTGGATTCCTTGAGGTCCCTGAGGTCCCTGAGGTCCCTGAGGTCCTTGGATTCCTTGAGGTCCCTGAGGTCCTTGGATTCCTTGAGAGCCTTGAGGTCCCTGAGGACCCTCCTTCGGTCTCTTGCATCGAACGACGATAGGTTGAACGTTACTCTCGTGATGATGGATACTGCATGATTTATGCCACCCCGACATCTTCCTTTATACGATAGAGGATTTTTCTTCTTGTCTTCGAGATGAGGCGACAGTCTGTTATGTCGAGAGACCTAGATCAAGGTTCTCTTATTCAAAGACGACACCACCGAAGATGAGGATATTGCCAGAGTAGGTCCTGCCGATGAATTGGATTACCAGAGCGAGGAAATCGCCTGAAGTCACGGCCACAGTGTCGTCAAGATTTGAGTTGGCATAGAGGACACCTGCCGAGAAAGACGTGAGGGGAAAGACAGACGCGGCCAGCGAAGTGGCCGTCAGCTGCGGACTGGAGACAACAGGGACATCCGGAGCATCCCCTGGATTGACGAGTCGATAGATCACTGCCCTGACCTGTGGAGGAGGTTCACCGGAGAGAGACTGGGCGCCGTTGAAAGAGACCCCGAATCTCAGATCCCTCAAGATTCCATCACGGGGGGCTCTCCATGCGACACTGATGTCCAGCGGAATTGTGGTGGCGCTGGTTGGATTGGTCACCGATAGAACTGGGCCGAATCCTGATGTATAAGTACTGTTATTCGCTGGTGACACTACTTGGCCGGAGAACGCGATCACTGGAGCCGCAGCTGGGATCCCACGAGGCCCCTGGACACCTTGAGGTCCCTGGGCCCCCTGGATACCTTGCACACCCTGAACTCCCTGAGGTCCCTGGGGACCCTGGATACCTTCCACACCCTGAACTCCCTGAGGCCCCTGGACACCTTGAGGTCCCTGGGGACCCTGGATACCTTCCACACCCTGAACTCCCTGAGGCCCCTGGACACCTTGAGGTCCCTGGGGACCCTGGATACCTTCCACACCCTGAACTCCTTGAACTCCTTGAGGTCCTTGAGGTCCTTGAACTCCTCGAGGTCCCTGAGATCCTTGAGGTCCCTGAGGTCCCGGGGGACCTTGAGGTCCGGTCAGGACGGGGAAGCAACAGTGAGGGGGAGAAGGACAAGGGGGAGAAGGACTGTCATCGACACAGCAGATCACAATGGGCGTGACCTGTTTGCATTTGCGACAGTGCGTCCTTTTACCCTTTTCCTCACTGTAATAACTGCGTGGGCGGCAACGGAAGCAGAATTCATCACCAGACGAGGCCTCGTCAGTTGAGGGACGGCCGTGTTTTGGCTTCGACATCCTTTCTTACTCATAGAAAATTTCACTGCATTCGCATTCCCATTGGAATGCAAACGGGGAGACTTTTTGGGGATCGTGATGATCACTGCTTCGTCGTTGGAGTTTGACGAATGATCTATATATTACATAGTCATCGTTTTCTTGTAAACCTGCAGTTGCTACTAGGGATCACATTTCTATCCTATCTAGGACAGTAAATGTGGCTTTTTCATTGCTTCGCCGTAGGTGTTTGACGAATAATCCGCGCGTAACCAATCGTGTCGGTCGTAGTTCCGAGCAACTCGGTCTGAAGGACATCGAAGGGAGAAGCACCATACCACTTGGCGATCGCATCGAGGTTCATCTGCATTGGAAGCTTCTCTGGTTGAATCTGCTCCTCCTGAGCCCACTTGGCGACATTGTCCTTCCTGATGTGCTCGACCGTGATCGGAGCATAGGCGTGCTTCACCTTCGCAAAGGCAAGTTCAGAATCGAGAAAGACCTCGATGTTGTACCCCACGGTTCGTCTTCTCAGTTTATTAGTGTTGACTGAATTGAGACCCGTCTCGGTAATCAAGATGAAATCTCGGAACCTCATGTGTGGTTGAGTCGCCTGCTGAGCACCAAGTTGGATAAACGTGTTGACGATCTCGAACTCCTCCGTGGAGACCTGCTTTCCTGGACGATTCGCAAGATAAAGGACGACCAACGGCTTTCCATTCACGTCGTAGTAGATGCTCGAGAACTCCTGACGTGTCTGATAGTAACCGGTCTCCTCTCGATGCTGGAGGAAGGCCTGGAATCCGGGAGAATCGTTGCTGAGAGTCGGCGGTTCTACGGCGCCTTCGACGGGAGGAGACATGCCCAGGCGAGGGTTCTGAAGTGAGGGGAGCCACGTCTCGATGGGAAAGGAGAGACTTGTCCCGATGATCTTCATGACTGCGACCTGGTTCAGCATGTACCCTCTCTGGGACAGCATCGCGACCTCGGTCTTCTTCACGAGGAAGAGACGCCAGAGTTTCTCGCGGTCCGTCGGCAGGAGAGGATTCAGTGGAGCTTCCATCTTTCAGATTACAAATCCTTTCCTTCCAGCTTTTCGGTGTTGATTTTTCTCTCTAGAGTGTTAACATTTGGCTCTCGTAGGAGCGAAATGCTTTTTTAGTCCAGAGAACTGCTTCGAAGAGGACTTAGGCGTCGTCCTCGTCGGGATCGTCGTCGTCGTCGTCGTCGTCGTCGTCGGGGTCATCGGCATTGCGCGTGTCGGTCACGGCAGTACCGGCTCCAAAGCCCGTGCTGGGTAAGCCAGGAGGCAGGCCACCAAGACCCTGGGCCTGAGGCATTCCCGGGAGAGTCGAGGGAAGCGCCGGCATCTGCTGGGTCATCGGAGGGAGAGTCTGTCCACTCACGTTCGCGCTGGGAGAGGTCGGCTTAATGACAGCAGCATCCGGGCGCGAGGGATCGACGTAGGCGAGGTTGATCTGGCGGCAGTACTCGATTTTGTCAGGAGTCAGAGGAGTGATGTTCGTCGACTTCGGGTCGGCCAAGACACCGCATGCGATGTACTCATTTGGAGTGCTGCCCATCTTGATCGCGAGTCCGTGGACTGCCTCACGGTAGAGGCCAGGAGCAACTTGATGAACCTGGATCCGGGGCTGCTGAGGCTGAGCCGATCCGGGCATTCCAGGGAGGCCAGGAAGTCCAGGCATGCCGGGGAGACCTGGCATCGACTGCATACCAGGCATCATCTGGCCGGTCTGGGGAGTACCGCCCTGCATGTGAGCCTGAGCAGCGCGTGTACCCTTGTGCTGGGTGCAGTACTGAAGCCCCGCCTCGACCTTAGCCGTACAACGGTTGCCCTTGTTGACACCACGCGTGATCCGGTAGATGCAGCGCTCATGGTCGGCAGCCGGTTGAGAGCTGGTCGACTTGCTCGACTTCTTCTTCTGAGCTGAGAGAGGAATCGGCATGCCAGCAAAGCCGGTCAGAGCAGGAGGAACACCGAGACCAGGGAAGCCACTCGGCATCGGAGCGAAGCTCGTCGCAGGAGATGGCGAGGTGGCAGGGGACGCCGCGGGAAGCTTCAAGACGTTCGCGAGCTCGTCAACGGTAACGGGGCCCTGCTGCTGGCGCGTCTGCAGATAAGTGCAGATCGGAGTGATCACATTTGTACGAAGGAGGGTCGAGAGACCAGCAAAAACGGCAGATTCGTTGTTCATCCTCAAAAGCGTAAGCAGTCAAGCGGATTATAAACTCTAGTCCAGGAAATCTTTTTAAGTTCAATCCTGCCAGATATTTTCATCTCTCTTTGGTTACTCCTGACCACGTAATTTCGAGAAAAAAGATTCTTTTCGATCAGAAGTGGAATCAAGATCCTTCTACTAGAACCGACAAAAGAGTCCAGGATTCTCCTCGAGCCCTCAGTAATCTCCGTTTGAAGTTTTCTCGTTCATCTCTAAAAGTAGAATGTCGAACGGTACTTCTTGTGTTGCGCCATGCGGTCCGAACACGTGTTTTCCTATCTTTCAAGGAAAGCGGGTTGCCTCAGCCAATCTTCCTAATGAATTTGATGTCTGCCACGTTCTTAGATGTACTGACGGTCGTCTCTTCCGACGTCAGAGGACCTCGAATGGTACGACCTGGGCCGCTGTCAATCTACCCTCGAACTGTCCATTCATCTTTCTGGATGTCTACAACGATGTGGTCTGTCTGATCAACTTCGGTCAAGTCAACGCCTGTCAGAATCCATTCAGTCCAGTCACGCCGATCAATCCCGTCACGCCGGTCGCCCCTGTCTCTCCGACTAACGGGGGAGGTGTTGTTGGGCCCATTGTCGAAACGAGTGTCAATGGTAGTCCTACAGCGACAACCTCGGCTCCCGGAACGTCTCCCAGCCTCGCAGTGACCGGTGCGGCTGTCTCGACGACGGCTGGTGCGGTCACCTCTGGAAACAGTCTGACCGTGACGGCCGTTCCCGCAGGAACTCCACTTGCTGCTTCTCCCTCCATTTCTGCTCCTCTCGGTGCGACTGTTGTTGCCTCTGGTGTCGGAAACGGTGGCAATCTTGATCTGGTCGTCCTCTCAAATGGAAGTGCAGTTATCCGGTCTCCTGGAGAGGAAGCTGAGACGAATGGTACGATCACTCACGGTCGCCTCCGTAACAACAGCCGAGCCATCGTCTCGGACAACGGTGCCTATGCTCAGTTCGTCGCTTCAAATAACAGCGTCGTGCACTCGGATCAGGATGGCGGACACGCTGGTGGTACTGCTAACGAATGCTCCCTTCTCCATGCTGCATCGGCCTCATCGATGGCTCGTGGTACGGCAGTCGATCGATCTGAGGTCAGGACGGGTGGAATGCCTCGACTGAAGAACCTTCCTCGGAACAGTCGATTTACCGTCGCTCAGGTTGGTGTTGCTGTGAATGCCCCTGATGTAAACACGGTTCAGGCAATCACCTTCGACTCGGATACGGGCTGTGCCAACCGAACGGTCTTCGTTCAGGACACGAGCAATCCGCTCCAACCTCCTCTTGGTTTCTTCGGATCGAAGATCACTCTCGGTTCGATTGGTATCGAGCACGCCCCGGGTGTAGGCCATGGTGCCTTTACGACCGGTCTGAGTGCGAACCAGTCTTCCCTTCTGGCGACGGCGAACGGTGCTCTCGCGGCTGGTACGGCCGAGTGTGGAGAGGTTCATCAGGCCGTCGGTAAAGGTTCGACGGCCTTTGGTCGTGGCAATACCGCTCTTGGTGCCTACAGTCAGGCGATTGGCCACAATTCTCTTGCCTACATGCACAGTCACTTCGCTCAGGCGATCAAGACTTCCGTGAACGACGACGTTCCTCAGGGAGCCGATCGTGTCCAGTACAACATGGTTCCTCTCCGTGGTTTCACGACCTGCGAGAGAATCTTGAGTTCTGATCGACTCACTGTGACTGGGTTCCGACTGACGACGATTCTCGTCCTGGGTGACACTCCAGATAAAGCGGTGATCGATATCGAGAACGGACCGACTCTCGACTTCCGCCGAGTCCCCTTCCTTCCTTTCAACGGAACGGCCATGGTCGAGGCTGACGTCGTCTCCCCTCGTCTTATTCCGGACGAGGGTGATCCGATTCCCGGTTTCTGTGGTAAGTTCTGCTTCTGTGTGACTCGAGTTGGCTCGGACAATCAGATTCGCCACGAGATCGAGAATGGTGGTCCTGGAAATACTCTCGGAGTCCTCTGCCAGATCCCGTCGATGTCGAGTCTCGGCCTCACGATCACGGCGATTGCTCGAACTGGAAACAGTGCTGGATTCACCATCCAGATCGTCGAGGATGTTCCCTTGACTGTCCAGGTGGGAAATTCGACGATTCCGAATCCACGAATCGACCCAGCTCCTCCTAACCCGTTCCCCGCGACGAACCAGACCAACTTTGTTCTGCAAGGCCGTGTCTGGGGTGGACATTTCAGATACACTGAGGTTCCAGCTGGCTCCTCTGAGGTCAAATGTGAGGCTCCGAATGAGGATCGTATCACTGTCGTTGCAGGAACTCCGGCTGTCAGCGTTGCTTCTCCTCCAAGTGCCTGTCGTGGCTGCGGCTGCGTTGAGAAAGGAGAACAGGTTTCGGCCTTCACCGTCTCCGATGGTGCTGGAGTCACGAGCTCAAGCCTTCTCAGTGCTGGAATCAACATCGGAGCGACCGGTTCTCAGTTCGCAGGTAGCTCGAATGAGTCTGCTTTCAACGCAGCGACGGGAGCGACCGCCTTCAGCTTAGGCGGCATCGGTGGAGGAAACGGAGCGAGCTTCTCAGCCAGTCCGCTGGGTGATCTTCAGGTCGGAGCATCGACCTCCTTCCTGCCGACACAACAGACTGTCGCCTCCTTCTTCTGAGGATCTTGATTTTTCCGCTACCCGAGGTAGCAGAAGAGAGCTCACAATTGGTCTTACCAGAGGATGAGGCGGATGATGATCAAGAAGATGATCGCGTGAATGAGGACGCCGACAGTGGTCGGACAACCTGGAGCCTGAAGGAAACTAGGTAGACCCAGGCTTGTCCAGATCGCGTTCGTCAAGTTGTAGGTGCCGGGGAAGGCAACAATAAAGAAGAGGAGACCGAGGAAGATGGCCAGCCACCACTTCATCGAGCTGGTGACAGTCGGAAGATAGGTCCGGATAGGGGCCGAAGGCGCAGTCACAACAGGAGTTCCAGTCAGATCACTCATCTTTTCAGTTGGTCGGAGAATTTTTTCTCTCTTTCGGAACCTCTCTTTAATCTTCACTCGGAGATGAACTCTCTTTCGGCCTAAGTCGACTCCGACTTCCGGACGAGATCTCTGTTGAAACTCAGAATCCTCTGCTGGAGTCCGTCAGTCAAGTATCCTCGATGTCCTGTCGGAACAGTCGTCAGGATGTCCCAGTTTCCCAATGCTTCAACGAGTCGATCTGCACATTCTTCTGGAATGACGCGTTCCTGGGTCGCCCGTACGACAAGAGTCGGGACCTCAATCTTCTGACAGAGAGCAAGATTGTCATAGGAACCCAAGAAGAATGGAGCGAAGGCCGAGTGAATCGAAGGGAACACAAAGATTGTCATGGTTCTGTGCAGCAAGCCAATAGGTCGGGAAACATCCCATACTCGCTCCCAGTAAGATGAGTTTCTTTCCCCTAGTCAGCTCGATTGCCCTCGTCAGGGCAGCTTCGTTCATGAGAAGAGTGGGAACATCTTGACTTGCCCCGTAACCGTAGCTGATGAGTCCATAGTTCGTTCTCTCGTCGTCAGATCACCGCCATTCCCGTGACTGTCTCGGCTTCGGGGTGATCATAGATATAGCTGACACCGTTTCTGAACTGCAGTGGAAACTTTTCGCTGTCGTAGCTCTCGATACGTGTTCGAGGGAAGAGAACTTTGCTCCCCGGCCAATGAGCGGCTAAATAGACCCCAACTGCAATGATGCCAACTGCGAGCATTTGATTTCTTTTTTCTTCTCCTTGACATAAGGCAACCTGCAAGCCAGTCGCCCCGAATGTCGGTCCCCAGTCGAAAGATGACCTCTCAACCGGCATGGGTCCAGAACCCTAAGCTCCTCGCTGATGCGATCTATGCCATCTTCCTTAAGCTGAAGCTCATAGAAGACCCCGCCGTCATTCAAGTGCTCTTCAGCAAGGAAGCGATGGAGAAGTACTGGATGAAGTGCTTCACTCACAAGAGTGTCAGTGCCGACTACAACAATGACGCGTTCGAGTTCTACGGCGATTCTGTGCTCGGTTACAACTTCGCCAAGTACCTCCGACGCCGCTTCAAGGATGGACTCAATCAGGCGAACGGAACACTCCTCCAGAACCAGTACATGTCGAAGAAGTTCCAGGCTCAGCTCGCTCGTGAGCTCGGCCTCGTCGAGCTCTTGCGATTCGATCCCGAGAGCGAACAGAGCATTCACATCCAGGAGGACACCTTCGAAGCCTTTGCCGGCTGCATCGACAATATCGTCGACGATCTCGTTGGAGAAGGCGCGGGTGCCCTCTTCGTCTACAACCTGATTATCGCCCTCTTCGATCCGATTCCGATCGTTCTGGGAGAGGTCAAGAAGGACGACAAGACTCTCCTCAAGGAGATCTACGAGAAGATGGGTTGGGGTGAACCGAACTATGTCACGAAGAACTCGGATCAGCCTCGCCTTGGACCGTTCAGAACGGAGATCAGGAATCTGGCCGGGACCATCATCGGTTTCGGATACGGTTCTGAGAAGGACGCCCCTTTCGCCGCGGCAGCCGAGGCCCTCAAGTATCTCGAGAAACAGGGAATCACTTGGGAGTCGGCCGATCAACAGAAGACCGAGCGAAACCGTCAACGATCTCCCGAGTTCGATCGCCAGTATCGCCGAGTCGAAGCCGCAATGGCAATTCTTGCGAATCAAGCACGCAGTCAGGGGAAGGTTCCTCCAACTGAGTTCAAGATCGCAAAGGTCGAGGAGCGAAAGGTTGAAGGCGGCTTCCGTTACACTTTCGCGATTCAAGCTGGATTCCAGATTGGACCCACGACTCATTGGCGGAGCTTGCTTCAACAGACTGGGAGCAACAGCGATCAGACGAAGATCAACGTGATGAAGGAGTTCGCCGACAGGTATCAGATCCCTGCGGATGTCTAAAAAGTCCGTCGGACTAAAAAGCGATTTCGCACTAGTAGTGCGAAATCGTATTGACCTGCTTAGAAAGCGCGCTGAGTAGCGAGCGAGCCAAGGAACTGTTGTGAGCGAGGGCTCTGGCTACCGAGGAACTGAGTCTGGGAGCGAGGGCTGAGACCACCAACCTGAGTCTTGATCGCAGCGATCATGGCAGCACGGTTGAGACCCTGAGTCTGAATGCCGAGAGCCTGAGCAATGCGAGCAATGTCGACCTCGTTGAAGGTCTGACCAGAGCGGTTGGTGATGCGAGCAGGGCTCATCGCGGCCTGGAGCATCGACATACCAGCCGACTCGGCGCTGTCCATCACGACATCCGTGGACTCGGCGGGCGTGCCACCACGGAAGCTCTGGCTGGGGCTGCGCTGACCCTCGTACATGCCGAAGCCGGACTCAAGGCCACCCTGACCGCCGTTGAGGCCGTTGGCCTGGCCGTTGAGGCCGTTGAGGCCGTTGGCCTGGCCGTTGAGGCCGTTGGCCTGGCCGTTGAGGCCGTTGAGGCCACCGTTGAGGCCGTTGAGGCCGTTGGCCTGGCCGTACTGCTGACCGAAGCCGCCCTGAGAGCCAGAGCGGCTAAGGCTGCGGCGGCGACCGCTGGCACTGTACTTCTGACCGTTGTAGCCATTAGCGGCACCAAAGTCCTGACCACGTTTCTCACGCTGAGAGAGATAGAACGGGTCGAGATTAACGGCAGCCTGAGCCGCATTCACACCGGGACCGGTGGCACTAGCAACAAGCTGCTGCCAGCCTTGACGGCCGAGACCACTGAGCTGCGACACACCAGGAAGACTCCCTTGTTGAGCACCGAGATTACCTTGGAGACTCATCCTCTTTTATGTAAGACCGATTTTTTTTGATGATTCCTACGGAGACTATGGGAAGTTCGTTTTTCTGATCTCGACAGTTCGAGACGATCTGGCCGCCGAACTCGAGTTGAAATAAATCTTGTCTTGACTTCGGGCAGATTGAGGTTGTCTCCCGAATATCACCTGAGAATTTCTTTCAGAAGGTCCTTCTTTAAGTTTCTCCTCGGGTCCGAAAACAGATGGCTCATCCTTCTTCACAGACCACAGCCCTCCTCTACTCAGCTCAAAGTCGGGACCTCTCTCTGGTTCATCTTGTCGACCAGATTAGAGGCGACCCGATCCTATCGAAAGGAATCCGGCTCATTTCGGTCGACAACCCTTATGTCAAAAATCTTCTTCAGGGCAATGAGTCTGGAGTCACAGTGAAGAAGTGGCCTGTCTTCGCAGTCAAAACTACAACAGACCGAGTTCCAACTCTCTATCCGCTCGATTCCTACGAGAAGGTCTTCGAACTGGTTCGATCAAAGTCACCTCGAGTCGTCTCAGAACTCAGTCGCTCCTCCTCCTCGACAAAAGAGTCGATCGAAGAGAAACCAGCACCTGCTCACCGTCGAGTGCACTTTTCAGTTCGTTCACCGCCGGAGAAGAAGTTCGCACCACCGGAGAAGAAGTTCGCACCACCGGGTCGACTCGTCAAATGGGACTCGGAAGTCTTCTCTGAGGGACCGATCTCGATGATCGTCTCGGAGGGAACGAGTCTTCGCTTTGTCTCGGAGGACAATCTCGTTCATGATGTCACCTTGGCTGATTCGAAGTGGCAACCAATTCGACGCCTCATCCCTCGTCAGAAGCAGATGAACCAGGAACTGCTGATCGGTGGACAACTTCTCAAGACGATCGAGAGGGGGAGATGCTATCTTGTCTCTTCACTTCCTCAGGATCGTAAGATGCGCCTCGTCCTTCGTCTTCTTGATCCAATCGATGAAATCATCAATGGGATGAGCGAAGTCGACTCCTCCGAAAGAAAAGGAGAAACTCGATCCCCGCCGGAGAGAGGTTTCGCCCCGCCGGAGAGAGGTTTCGCCCCGCCGGAGAGAGGTTTCGCCCCGCCGGAGAGAGGTTTCGCCCCGCCGCGGACCTGGAAGTTCATCAGAGACGAACCAGATGACTGGAGCTCATCACCAGAGAAGTCGGGTCCTCCTGGTCTCCGGACGAATTCCCTGATCGCTCGAATTCGGGTTCCTCAGATCGATGAGTCTCCTTTAATGGACGACCCTGCTCCGGAGATGCGAACTTCTCCTCCGGTCAAGGCAACGGCGAGGACGACCTTTGCTCAAAGGCTACTTGCCAAACTACAGTAACTTGAGGCCGAAGAGCTGAACTTGAAGGTTGGCCCAATCGAACTGGAAGATGCGACTCCGTGACTCCTCAAGAATCTGAAGAACTCGAGCCTGAAGATCACGATTCGAGCTCGGACCACTTCTGACCAACTGAATGAAGTCGTCACGAATTGCTTCAGCTGTGAAGTGCTCGGTACAGAATGGACAGCGGGCCGACTTGAAGAGAGCTTGACAGATCAGACAGATCGGATGACCACAGAGAGAAAAGTCACTATCCGGTCGACTTGTTCCACAGACGAGGCATTCGGTAGCCTGAGATTCCCTTGCCACTGGCAAGGTGATCATGACTTTATCTTGATCCTCTGACGAGAACAGATGGTCCTGTTGCTTTGAAGTAAGATAGTCTTTGTAGAAGAGATGTGAGTTTCCATCGACGAACGATAGAAGAGGCTCCCAAACTTCACGATCCCGTAACCAGGGCCATGAAGCATGAACCTGAATCGCCAATCGTAGAATGATCAGTCGAGGTATTCCAGTTGCTGCCAGGAGTTCGTCAAGTTGAAGCTCGGTTCCGGGGGTTGACCTCGTTCCTCCGGGGTGAAATCGAAGTCGAACAGGTCTCTCCCACCTCTCGACTTCGAGGTATCCAAAGTGCTCCAGACCAAATGCAACGATCGCATCGAGTTGCTCCTTCTTACTCGAATAGTTCTTCGGGAAGAACTTATTACCGATCCGGCCGAACTTGAGATAGAGCTCTTGATCGTCATAGTAGCTCAGAAGTTTCCTCCCGGGATGATGCTCGTAGAGATTCGACGGGATGAGATAGAGATCGGTATGACTGATCTCTTCGAGAAGCCGAGAGAGAGCCGGTCGTTCTGGACGAAACTTCCTCAACCAGTAGAGGCTCAGGAAGAAGAAGTCGAGACTCTGTCGAGTCGATCTTGGAAGATAGAGGCCGAGCTCATTTGCGACCTGACCTGCCTGACTCGTCTGTTCGATGACTCTTCGAATCGACTCCTGGATCACAGCTGGATAAGTTGCACCGTCTTGATCGATCTTGTCCAGATACCAGATTCCGAGATCCTTATCGACTAACTTGAGAAGATAGGAGAGGATCCAGGTCTTGACTGCTGGATCGTTCTCATCGATGATATCGGGGAGGAGCCAGATTGCATGTGGACCAACCACCCTTCCAGCTTCACTTACGAGCCCCGACTCAGCGCCAAGTATCTTTTTCGTCGGCTCGATATCGATCGACCTTCGATGAGGCCCGAGTCCACCATCATAGTCCTTATAAGACCAGGTCGATGATCGAGGAAACCAGGCGATCGGTCGTGGTTGATCAGGATCACGGTCAAAGCGGACAATGAAGGGGGGTGGAACCGGAGCGTATTTCTCTCGCTCTGCAACTGCTTTCACGAAGTCCGCCATTTTCTTGGCCGTGGCCTCATCTTAAAAGGTGTCTCTTCGATGGAATTCCATCGAAAAGTAGTCTTCTCAACAGCTTGTGCGAACGGTCTTCATGATCCGCTTCGCATCAGTAGTCTCGCGATCTTCTCGTACCAACGCGATATCCTGGAAGGCGTCCTCAAGTCGAGAAACGGAGAAGCTGGGGAGCGCTTGAGTCGCAGGACGAGCTCTCACGATAGAAGCTCGTTCTACGACGCGTGAAGTGTTCCACCAGCTACTCGTTGCCTCACTCGAGACGATTGGAGTGGATCGAGGTGGTTCAGGGGGTTGCTTGATGGTCGTACGGAGGATGTTCTTCATAATGGTCGCGCTTTGCGAGAACTCGACACATGAATAGATGAAACGCCGTACCTTTGCGAACATTTGCATCGAAGGACGCTCCGAGAAGAGGTTGTCGATTTGTGCCTCGTTCAACCAGATGATCTCCGAGACCTCGTTGAAGCATTTGGACCGAACCTGCTTCTTGCTCAAGAACTGCTTGCTCTTGAAATTCAAGTCGGTGATTTGACGGATGTCGACATCGTTAGGAGAGATCACCGGAATGAAGATGATGAGCATGTTCGAGCTGTAGAGGCAGAAGAAGCCCTGAACTTGTTCAGGTTTAATCTCGCCGAAGGCATAGCGGGACTCCTCGTTTCCTTCACGCACAGCGCATTTAATTGGACTCTCTCTGTGTCGGCGGCCGCCTCCAAAATCGGTCAGGTCGCCCGATCGGGCATCCTTTCCGAAGCAGAGGTGAAGCTCGTCGTTGATGGAGGTGTAGAAGAGAACACCAGCTCTCGGGATGTTCTTGATCATCGGATCTTCGAGATTCAGTTGATGAACTCGGGTCAACCTTGAATTCTCATAGAACCCCCGACTGATCGGTTTCTGTTTCTTGTGTTTCCTCGGGATCACAGCGAAGATGTTGGTCGACTCCGACTGTGCGTGAGAGATTAATGAGAGAGGGGCTGGGTCTAGGCGACCCTCGATTGCAGATGGGAAAGTCTGTGTTGCCAACATGATTTTCTCATTTGTCTCTTTGACAAGAGTTCGATTCTTTTTATGGCTTTTCCATTTTCTTCAAACTCAATCTTCGACGAGACCCTTCTGACCCCAGATGAGCCAGTATCCGAGGAAGGCTCTCGAGAGGATCTCCTTCTCGGTCTCCGAGTTCGGTCCAAGAGTTCGATTGACACCATGTTCGTCTTTTAGTTGGGGAGTCCAACTGAAAGTTTTTATTCGCTTGGAGACCAAGATTCTGTCAATCGAATCCTAGTCGTCCCATCCGCCCTCCGATGCAATGAAATTGTAGTAAAGTCGAACTCGGTCTGCAATCTGGCTGATCACGCTGTCGACCAACCAGAGTTTCTCCTCATCAACACGGGAGATGATCCGGCTCATTGAGTTCCTAAGAAGTTCAATCTGCTGTGGGTAGGTCTCCTCAGTCAGACCAAGCATCTTGATCAGTGCTTTTGCATGAACGTCTGTTCCCTGTAGACAGTAGTTCTTGACATCATCAGCTAGCCCCTTGTAGTGCTCACCCGGTGACTTCACCTTCATCTCGTCAATCGAAAGTGGAATGAGTCGATTCTGCTCATCCGATGGACGACAGGTGATCGGTAGGAGGTTGCACTTCGGAATGTTATCGTGAGGATCGACATGTTCTCGCCTCTGCAGAGGCGAGTTCCGATAGAAGAGAGCCTTGAACTGTTCCGAAGAAGACGGGTGGAATCGGATGAGGACATCTCGACCATTTGAGCTGGAGACCCGGAAGAGATCACGGAAGACGTAGATCTTCTGAATCTCCTGGTAGATCCGCTTGTGCTCCTCTGTCACGTCCTCCTTCAGGAACGGATAGTACATCGCCTCGTTCAACGGGATGAAGTAATGGAAACTAATCTTGGTTCCAGTCGAACCCTTCCGTCTCCCCGTGGAAGCCCGGAAGATGTAGTACTCAGACCACTGCTGGACGAACTGAGCGTTCGCAATCTCCTTCCCGTCAGCGTCCAGAAGGAGCCAGGGGAGATCCTTATGAACCTTCTGGTAGATTCCGTGAAGCCGAATCCGGTGCGTTCCCATCTTCTGAAGACCGAAGAGAGGTTTCATTTCGTCGACGACGGCTTGATCCGACCGCCCACTCGTATTTCTCTTGAGGATGACTGGGTAGTGCTGAATCTTGCCGTCAGGGTGTCTGAGTTTCATTATCGCCTTAAATGGTACAACTTTGTGGCCTGACGTTCCCGGAACATAAGGGAAGGCCCAATGAATGACGTCTCCGAATTCGTAGGCTCCCAGATGGGAGCCGTCGAAGGGCAATGCAGTCATTGTCGATGACTGCAACTCAATGGAGGAGCTCGAATGAGAAGCAATTTTTATCTCCTCGCTCTTTCAGGGAGCAGGAAGGGAGAGGCTTTTTTATTACCAGCTGGAAGGCTAGAGGTGAGGGATTCCCGGAAGACCCGAAGATATCAGGATTCGATCCCAAGTTCACTCCTTGAGGATTCATCGAGGTAAGTTCGGTGATGGCGGAGAAGTCGTTGATCATCCACCCAGGTCTGACCAAAACGATCTTTTGCATTGGACGATGGGCGAGAGACGCCCAAGTTTCATCTGTAAAGAGGATGGTATGGTTAGGAACGCCAAGTTTCTTCTTCAGGCTCTGGACCAATTCGATCACCTTAGTGATGTTATAGGGAGTCAATCGATCGGGTCTTCATAAAAGTAGATTGGTAGGATCGGGGAGCGGAGGACGTCGAAGTAGTACTGACGCCAAGGAACCATTGCAGGCCTGAAAGGATGCTCGTAGGGGGAAGTCTCTAATGGTGAGAAGACCCCAGAGTTCGTTGCTCAGTCGTACATCGTTCCAAGATCTGCTGAACGGTGAGCCTTCCTAAGATCTCTTTGATGAGGGGCTCGTCTGGAAGGGTCTCCATTCTTTCTCTTCCGTCTGATCAGACGGAAGAGTTACTTCCGATTCTCGTAGATGATGTGATAATCACGCTGACTATCCTGTGGATTGAACATCGACTTCGTTCGGATCGGTCGGGTGTACTCCTTTGCAATGACGTTTCCAGTTCGAGACGAGACTCGAGTCAAGAGCTCACGGTTCAAGCTGTCTCTCGATATGACATCGAAGACGTTTACAAGAACTCGCCTGTAGACGTCGATGTCGCTGACTGATACAATGACCCAACCGCCTGATCGAAGAATCCGCTTCGACATGAAAATGTAGGCTTCCTTCATGTTGCTGAAGTCGTTCGGAGCACTCTGAATGATCTCGACACCACGAAGGTGACAGGAGTAGGCAGGACGGACGTGAACTGTTGGCGAGAGCTCTTCTGAAACGAAGGTGTAGTCGTATCGGATGGCTGAACTGTATCGTTCCGCCATCTCGGGTGTCCAGTAGATGTCGAGATGAAGGTTGAGCGGATCCCTAATTGCGACAACATAGGCCAGATAGGTCTCTTTGACTTGTGGAAGCTTCTGATAGACAGTCGGCGCGAATCGATCGGCCAGATCTCTTGGGCTTGGAGCGAAGATCGACATGGGAAGTCGGCCATCCGGGTCTGAAAGAGGCGACTTCGTTGGGTCTTGATTAGTTTCCATTCTTTAGACTTGGGGGATTTTTTGTTCGAGTGCTAATCATTGACGACAACATCATCGAACGAATCATCAGTGGGCTGAGGAGCAGGTTTCTGAGGTGAAGGTGGAGGAACACTCATTTCCGAGTTCTCCCTTCGCGAGTGAATGAGGACATCGATAATTATTCTGATATCGTCTAGAACGAGATCGGAAAGCTCGGGACTGGGAGGCAGAATGAAGTGTTGAATCAACCTCTGGAAGTCCTGCTCAAAGGTCCGCTCCTCCAGTCTGATCTTGAATTTGTTGCAACAGCGACCGAATGCGGTTGCCAGGACGAGAGCTAGACGAAGCCGTGTCTCCTTCTTCATCATCTTCATCAACTCGGCCGATTCTTCTCGAGTAAAGGGGAGCTCCGGAGAGAATTTTCTCGAGATATCGATTTCATTGAGGATCGTGTCGCTGATCGGTGTAGTCGAGGCCAGTGACAAACAGAGATAGCCGATCCCTGGGCCTGGTGGCGTCGCAATGACACTTCGAACGAGATGATCAAAGTGAGTCGACGAGTAGAGGCGAGAGAGTCGTAACTTCTCAGCCCAGAGTCTTGCTGCTGCTCTGGCCAGGTAGATAGCAAAGGTCTCGTCAGCATGATCTTCGTTCAAGTAGGATTCATTGAATTGGCCGAGCCTCTCGAAGGTATCAGCAACGAACCGATGCTGTAGGAGCCCAAGCTCATAGTCGTCGGTGTCGAGAGGCCAATCACTGACTTGATACTCTGGTTCGGGTCCCATTGCGGCCTCTAGAAAGTCGTGTGTGAGATTGTCACGAGTCCATTCATAAAGGACTCGTGAATACTTCCGGATAGCCGAGACGAAATTGGGGTCCCAGGATGTCATCTTTCTTAGGGCTTTTTTCTTTCCCGACGTCTCGTGTCGGAGAAGAAAAGAAGATCAAGATGGTTATTGGGACATGACCATACCATCCTTCTCTGAAACCACTTCAGTCTCGACAGCGACCGGTGCAATTGGGGTACGGTCAAGACCAGAGACGTCAACCTGCTGAATGACAGCTGGACGAGCCCTTCGCATTCCCTCGACCCCTGAACGGAACTTGATCGCCGACCTCTTTGAAGCCTCGCCCTCGCTCGACTTGGGTGCCTGAGAGTTCGGCCGAACAGGTCGGTGCCAGACACAGGTCACCATCCTCTTCTCAACACCTCCTGGACCGCGAGTCTTGAACGGGACCGGCGTGTTGTGCAGAATGAGTTTGCAGAGCTTGATCGTTCTCCGATCGACCGAGCTATCGAAGATAATGTGACCGAAACCATAGATCTCTCCGGTCTCTCGGAGTCGCGTCGCGAACTCGACGACATAGTTCTTGACTCCAGTCGGCGATCTCTCAGGAAGAATGCAGCTGAGGGACTTCGAGATGAAAGTCTCGGCGTCCTTGACCGTGTAGTCCTTCGGGATACCGGAGACGTGAAGATCCCAAGTCTCTCCCTGATCGTGGTTGGGGACTGGGAATGATCCCCAGTTGTAGTCGGCGACGCGACCCTTGTACTGAGGATGATCCATCTCTAGTTTCTGAATTGTCGACTTGGGACAGAAGACGATCGTTTTGCGTGTCTCCTCCTTCTCCGTGGTCGGACCACGACCGGGAATGGAGCGACGCAAACTCTTATAGATGATGCCTGCGTAGGTGTAACCCCCGCAAGAATCAAGAAGAGCCTTGAGATCATCTAGCGGCTTGCTACTGTGAATCACGTAGACATCGAAGTTATTCATTCCGTCAGAAGCCAAACTGTTTTACTTCTCCAGAAATCCCTTTACGTGGTGATCTGGCTCCTTCTTTCCTGGAATCCTTCTAGGATGACGAGCTCATCGTCTTGAGAGATCGATAGGAGAAGTCTCCTGTCGATCGAACGGCTCTTCAGACCAATCGGTCTAGAAAGCTTTTTAAGAGTTACTTCTTCTCCTCGCCGCCCGTCAACTGTTTGATGGCACTAAGACCGAGCTCATCCAAAGCCTCGACGTTGATTTGGGGCTCCTTCGACTCTCCGGGAGGTAGGTCGAGGATCATTCCGGCCTCCTCCATCGGATTCGAAGGGCGACGGAACTCCTTCAGCTCCGCCTCGCTCATCTTGGCATCGAGACGGGAAGACTCTGTCTTGGCATCGTAGAGAGGAACTGTCGGTCCGTCTCCCTCTGGCTTCGGCTCCTTCAGCTGCGTGATGATTTTCTCGACCTTGTCCGCCTGCTCGTTCTCGCCACGTGCCCTCAGGTCCTTGACCATCTTCTGAAGCTGCTCGACACCGATCGGACCGTGAGGTTGTTCCTTCTTGATGGGATCGTCGTCCCAGAAGGCCCAGGCCATGAAGCATAGATACTTCCTCGACTTGAGGAGGGCCTTGCCGTTCGGCAGCTTGATAATGGTGCGATTCTTTGGAACGCCAGGGCGAGGATTCATTCCCTTCTCGGGATGAGGATCGAGCTCGTAGATCGGAGAGAGGTTACCGCTCGTCACGATCTCCTCCTTACGATTGAAGGAGATCACCTGAAAGTCGCGCAGACAGATCGCAACACAGAAGCGGCCCATATCGGCATCCTCCTTCTTCGGAGCAAACCCCGCCTTTCGACGGAAGACTTGCAGGGAAATCCGGTCCGGGGGATGGACTCCGTTCGCATCGAAGGTGGCGTTCAGCTTGGCAACGAGCTCACTCTGAAGAGGCTGAGTCTCGTCGAGAAGACCAGAGAGGAAGAGGGTCTCGTCCTTCGGTTCCATCTTCTTCCCGAACATCTCGTCGGCAGCCAATGCTGCAAGGACCGGCAGGGGAAGCATCTTCTTCATGTTGCCCTTCCAGGGATCCTCCGGATCGGGCAGGTCGAGGTGATGATCGTGAGTCGGATCGGTACAGCCAGAATGATCATGATCGAAGTCAGCATTTGTTGACGTGAGGATCTTGACGTTCGGATCGGTCAAGATCTCGAAAGGAACGGACTCGATCGAGGATGAGGCCGACATCTCCTAGAAGATTGCAAAACCTCGATGGATGATTTCAGAGATCACTTTGTAATCGGTGATGGGTCAAGAAGGACCCCCTCCTCCCTGAGCTCGAATGAAGAGATCCAGCGAAGCTGGGCCCAGCAAAGCTGGGTCAGAAATGATCTTCGTGCTTCGGGTCGAGTGAGCAGGAGCCCCCGAAATCAATGAGGAACGAACTAAAACAAGAGCTCCGGAGAGCTTGGATCAAGAAAGGGAGACCTCGACCAACCTACGAGGATCATAGCCGGTCGGTTGAAGTCCGTCGCCCTGTAGCTTGTAGCCGAGACAGTTCGAGAGTAGAAGAGATGAACCAAGAGTCATCTTCTAACTGTGGTGAGTGTGGCCCGAGATCCAAGAAGCAATCTTCGGATGGGATATGATGAGATCATCCAGTTGATTGGCATAGGCTGTACCGAGAAGATCTCCATCGTAAGCTGGATTGAGCATGAGTCGAGTCGGGGCATGGTGGGAGACGACGACCTTCTTGATCCCTGGGTCCGCCTCAACCTGATCAAGTCTCTCCTTCAAGTAGCTCAAGTGGTCCAGATAGATGTTCTGATAGTCGTTCATTGTCGCCTTGATCAAGGTCTTGAGTTCTGGTGAGCAGAGTCCAGAGAGTCCGACCGATCACGAAGACACCCTCATTCCTCTAATCGCTTCTATTCAGATAGACGACGTTCGGGAAGGATGAGGCGACCTCCTGAATCTTATCATCAACTTCCTTCATTGTCCGTTTTCTGTTCGGACTGTAGTACTCGTGGTTATCCGAGACGAGGAAGATCCATCTGTAGTTCTGGCTGGCCCATCCCAGAAAGATTGAATAGTTCGTCTTGAAAGGGTTCCCGATGTCGCCAGCCAGGATGAGATGGGGGTGCGGTCACCTCTCTTTGTCCTTGTAGAACTCGAGGTGGATATCTAAAGCAACTTGAAATTCCATTTCTGTCTGCCAATCGATCCTTCAAGACAGGTCTAGATGAGAGCTGCGCGAAGAACTGCCTGTCCTTCTGGTGTCGAGAGGAAGTTGCTCGCCTGCTGATTGATCCCACCGAAGATCAGACCGGCCACCGAAATCAAGAACAGGATGATACCAATGATCATGAGGATCCAACGCCAAGCTCCAGACGGAGTCACAGCAAATCCAATACTTGCGGCTACGATCAGTAGAATTGCGATGATCAAAACCCAAAACCAGGCAGACATCTTTCTATAAGGCTGAAGAATTGAATCGATCGATGTCCTGAGGTGAGCTACTCCGTATCCTCGAGGAGATCTTCGAGAAGGAAAGGTGCCATGTTCGCCGTATTGCTGAGGAGCTCCTCCGATTCCTCCCCCGGCATCATCGGCAATGCGATCTGACCGACCGTATCGGCTGGCGTTCAGCTTCTCGAGCCCTTCGCTGACTCGGATGCTCGTCCTCTTGCTTCTCTTCCCTCGACTGAGCTGAAGGAGCCCCCAGGACCCGAAGGTGGCTCTTCGTGAGGTTCTCGAGGA